TCGCCAAGGGCATTGGCCTGATGGGTGAGGCCGGACCTGAGGCGATCATGCCGCTGCGCCGTGGCCGGGATGGCCGCCTCGGTGTGCAAGCCACTAACGGTGGCGGCGGTGTGAGCGTGGTGGTGAACGTTGACGCCAGCGGCACCAGCGTTCAAAGTGATAACGCCAAGGGCGCCGAGTTCGGCCGGGCAATCAGCGAAGCCGTCAAGAATGAGATCGTGATCCAAAAGCGCCCAGGAGGCTTGCTCAACTAATGGCCACCTTCTCCTACACGCCCAGCTTCGAGGCCACTGAAATCAGCAAGCCGAGGGTGGTCACCTTCGAAGCAGGTGATGGCTACCAGCATCGCGTCGGCTTCGGCCTGCACCGCAATGGCAAGGAGTGGCAGCTCAACTTCTTAAACCGCACCGATACCGAGCGCGATAACATCACGGCCTTCTTGGATGCCCGAGCTGGCGTCGAGAGCTTCGACTGGACCCCGCCTAGCGGCACTGCTGGCAAGTACATCTGCAGGGAGTGGCAGACCACGCTTCGCTCCTGCAACTTCAATAACATCACCGCCACCTTCATCGAGGTGTTCGAGCCGTAGCCATGGCGATACCCGTCTCAGAGTTACAGAAGATTACGCCGAGCAGCATCATTGAACTATTCGAGCTGCAGCTTGTCACTGCTCTGCATGGCAGCAACACGATCTACCGCTTCCATGCCGGCAGCAACATGAACGCCAACGGTGAGCTGCTCTGGAATAGCAACAGCTACCAGCGGTTCCCGGTCGAGGCAGAGGGATTTGAGTACACCGGCACTGGTAGCCTGCCGCGGCCGAAGATCAAGGTGAGCAACATCCTCGGCAGCATCAGCACGATCTTGGCAACGGTCAATACGACCACCGCCGGCAATGATCTGACAGGGGCAACGCTGACCAGGATCCGCACCATGGCGCGCTACATCGATGGCGCCAACTTCACCGGCGGAACCAACCCATACGGCACGCCGGACCCGACCGCTGAGTTCCCGCGGGAGGTCTACAAGATCGCGCGCAAATCATCCGAGAGCCGGCAGATAGTGGAGTTCGAGCTGGCCGCGGCATTCGACTTGGTAGGTGTGCGGGCGCCGAAGCGGCAGTGCATCGCCAACATCTGCCAATGGGTCTACCGCTCGACAGAGTGCGGCTATACCGGCAGCAATTACTTCGATGCGAACGACAACTCGGTCGCGACATTGGCTGCTGATGTATGTGGCAAGCGCCTCAACAGTTGCAAGCTACGGTTCGGGGCGACCTCCGAGCTGCCCTATGGCAGCTTCCCTGGCATTGGCGCCTACACCGTATGAGCTGGAAAACTGACGCGCTCAAACACGCCAAGCAGGAAGATCCGCGTGAGGCTTGCGGCTTGGTGGTCGTTATCAAAGGCCGTCGCCGTTACTGGCCTTGCTGCAATCTGGATCAAGATGGCACACAGTTCGTCCTCTCTCCTGAGGACTATGCGGCTGCTGAGGAGGCAGGGGAAGTCGTAGCTGTCTTCCATAGCCATCCGGTGACGCCTCCGGAACCGAGCCAGGCCGATCTGATCAGCATCGAGGCCACAGGCTTGCCGTGGTACATCGTCAATCCGAAGACCGAGGCATGGTCTGAAACGCATCCCACTGGCTACAAAGCACCGCTGATCGGCCGGAGCTGGGTGTGGGATGTGAGCGACTGCTGGACGTTGGTGCGTGACTGGTATGGCGAGCACGGCATCGATCTGCCGGATTGGGATCGCCCGGCCACCCATGCGGACTTCGAGGTGCAGCCGCTATTCGATGGTTTCTGGAAGGATGCTGGCTTCTATCAACTGCCGGAGGAGGAGCCACTGCAGTTTGGCGATGGCCTGCTGATGAACATCGAAGGCAGCGGCCTCAACCACTGCGGTGTGTATATCGGTGATCAGTTGGTGCTGCACCATCTCCGCGGTCGCCTCTCGAGCCGGGATCTGTACGGTGGCTGGTTGCAGTCTTGTTGTGGCCGTAGACTTCGCCATCGCAACGCCGATAAACTGACCGAAGGCTGAGGTTGCCATGCTGCGCGAGATCCGAGTGTATGGGCAGCTAGCCAAGTTCCTCGGGCGGCGCAAGTTCATGGCGGCCGTTGATAGTGCAGCAGAGGCGATTCGATTCCTACTGGCCAACTATCCGCAGGTCGAGCGGCACATGTGCCAAGACGGGCGGCATTACCGCGTGATGGTCGGCGATCATGCCGTAGGAATGGAGGAGCTGCACGGTCCGGCTGGCAGCAATGCGATCAAGATCGTGCCGGTGATCGGTGGTGCAGGCGGTGGCGTTGGACAGATCCTTGCTGGTGTTGCGCTGGTCGCTGCAGCGATCTTCATCCCTGGCCTTGGCCTTGGTCTTGCTGGTGCCACCGTCACCAAGATCGGTCTGCTCGGTGGTGCGCTGATCCTGGGCGGCATCTCGCAGGCATTGACGCCAACGCCAACGCTGGCCGCCTCGAGCACCTACAGCGGACCGCAGGGCACCACGAACACCGAGATGGATCCACAGAAGTCCTACAGCTTCAGCGGGATTCAGAACACCAGCCGGGCAGGTGTCCCGCTGCCCCTAGCGTTCGGTGAAGTGATCTGCGGCTCCGTGGTGATCTCGGCCGGCATCGACACCGTACAGATAGAAGCATGAGCGAACTGATCCGTGGTGCAGGTGGTGGCGGCGGCGGCGGCGGTGGTACAACCGTCGTCCAACAGACTGTTGTCGCGCCAACTCGGACGCCAGTTCGTGATCCCGACACGCTGGCCTCGAAGCAATATGCGACGTTCGTCGACCTGTTGAGCGAAGGAGAGATCGAAGGCTTCCCATCGGCCGCGGCCTATGCGCGCGACAGCGCTGATTACAACCGAGCATTGCTCAAGGATGTATTCCTGAACGGAACGCAGATCCTGCGCCAAGGCGCTGATGCGACAAATCCGCAGACGGCCGACTACAACTTCCAGAACGTCACGCTGCAGACCAGGTACGGCACGCAGGCGCAGACCTACATCCCCGGCTTCTCCGATATTGAACGGGAAAGCAGCGTTCAGGTGAAGGTCGAGCAGGCCACGCCAATCACACGCACGATCACCGACACCACAGTCGACGCCGTTCGGGTCACCATTACGGTGCCGCGACTTGAGCAATACACCGATGAGGGTGATGTAAGAGGCACCAACTTAAATCTGCGGATCCAAGTGCAATACAACGGCGGCGGCTACACCACCGTGATCGACGACACGATCGCCGGCCGCACCGCTGATCAATATCAGAAGGATTACAAGGTGAGCTTCACCGGGGCGTTCCCGGTTGATGTGCGCGTGGTGCGCATCACCGCCGATAGCGTCGACACCAACCTGCTCAACGACTTCTACTGGTCGAGCTACACCGAGATCACTGAGCAGAAACTGCGTTATCCCAACAGCGCACTGGTTGCGATGCGCCTGGATGCTGAGCAGTTCAGCAGCATTCCAAACCGCAGCTATCGCATCCGCGGGATGAAGGTGCAGATCCCAAGCAACGGGACTGTGAATCAGACCACCGGCGCCATCAGCTATGCCGGCGCATGGAATGGCACCTTCGGCGCTGCGGTCTGGACTTCAGATCCAGCTTGGATCCTCTACGCACTGCTGACCAATACCCGCTGGGGACTGGGCGATCACATCACTGCTAGCCAGCTCGACAAGTTCGCCTTTTACTCCGCCAGCCAGTACGCCTCGGCCACAGTCGATGATGGCTTCGGTGGATTCGAGCCGCGGTTCTCCTGCAATGCCCTGATCCAAAACCAGGAGGAGGCTTACAAGCTGATTAACGATCTGTGCTCCGTAATGCGGGTGATGCCGTACTGGAGCACCGGCAGCCTGACGATCAGCCAAGACAAGCCGGCCGATGCCAGCTATCTATTCACGCTGGCCAATGTCAGTGCTGATGGCTTCACCTACACCGGCTCGGATCTGAAGACCAGGCACACGGTCGCGATCATCAGCTACCTCGATCTCGAGACGCAAGACGTTGCCTACGAAGTGGTGGAGGACAAGGACGCCATTGCGAAGTATGGCGTCATCACCACCAACATCAAAGCCTTCGCCTGCACCAGCCGCGGGCAAGCTGCCCGCCTCGGCGAGTGGCTGCTCTATACCGAGCAGTACGAGACCGAGGTGGTCTCCTTCAGAACCTCCGTGGATGCTGGCGTGGTCGTCAGGCCAGGGCAAGTAATCGAGGTGGCCGATCCGGTGAAGGCTGGTGTGCGCCGTGGTGGTCGCATCGCATCAGCTACCACCACCGTGATCACAATCGACGACACCGCCGAGACCGATTTGGTCACCACAGGCAGCGCGACGCTATCGGTGATCCTGCCTGATGGCACCGTCGAGACCAAGGCGATCAGCAGCATCGCTGGCGCAAACATTACGGTCGGCTCGGCGTTCAGCACTGCACCGAACGCAAACAGCATTTGGGTGCTGAGCAACAGCAACGTCGAGACCAGCACTTGGCGCGTGCTGACGGTCAGCGAGATCGATCGCGTTCAGTACGAAGTCACCGCGATCGCGTACAACGCCAGCAAATACAACTACGTCGAGCGCGGCTTCAAGCTCGAGGCTCGTGCTATCACCAAGCTCAACGAACCGAAGCCAGCGCCGAGCAACCTCTCCGCATCGGAGACCATTTACGAAAGCAACGGTCAGGCACGGGTCAAGTTGATTGTGAGCTGGGGTGCTGTGGTCGGAGCATCTGAGTATCAGGTGCAATGGCGTCCACTGAACGGAAACTGGACAACCGTCAACGTTCCGCAAACTGATTACGAGATCCTCGACATCACTGCACAGACCTACGAGATTCGGGTCTATACGCTCAACGGTGCGCGCACTCCAAGCACGTCGCCGGCCTCACTCAACTTTGCGGCGATCGGCAAAACCGCCGTCCCCGGCAACGTCCAGAACCTGAGTTTCGAGGCGATCAATGCCAACTCCGGCCGCCTGCGCTGGGACGAAACCGTAGACCTCGACGTAAAGGTTGGCGGCAAGATCCACATCCGCCACAGCAACCTGACGGATGGCAGCGCAAGTTGGAGCAACAGCGTTGACCTGATTCCCGCCAAATCCGGTAGCGCGACCGAGGCCATCATCCCGCTGGTGGAAGGCGAAGTGCTGGTCAAGTTTGAGGATGACGGCGGCCGCCAGAGCGCCAGCGAGACCAGCATCATCATCGACCTGCCCGACACGCTGGCACCACTCACGCTGATCAATCGCCGCGAAGATCAGGATTCCCCGCCTTTCCAAGGCACGCGCACCAACGTCTTCTATAGCGATGAGTTTGATGCACTGACGCTGGACGGTTCTGAACTGCTGGACGATGTGCTGGATGTTGATGCGTTGGTGACTTTTGACGTGATGGGCGACGTTCAATCATCTGGCACCTACAACTTCGCCGCCACCGTTGACTTCGGCAACACCTTCTCCATCGACTTCAGCCGCTACTTCGTCACCCGTGGCTATTTCCCCAGCGACCTGATCGACAGCCGTTTAGGCGAGGTAGACACTTGGAGCGATTGGGATGGTGGCGTGATCGACTCGGTGAACGCCATCCTCGAACTCCGCAGCACCATCGACAATCCCAGCAGCAGTCCGACTTGGGGCGCATGGCAGCCGTTCGTCAATGGCACCTTCCGTGGCCGTGGCTTCCAGTTCCGCACCACCCTGACCAGCAACGACGTTGCCGAAAACATACTCGTGGATGAACTGGGCTACCTCGCCACCGTCCAACGCCGGACCGAGCAGAGCAACGCTGCACTGAGCGGCACCACCAATACCGCCGTGACGTTCCCCTACCCCTTCTTCACTGGTACGGCCAGCATCGGCGGCCTGAACGCCTATCTGCCCAGCGTGGGTGTCACGGCACAAAACCTGCAGGCCGGTGATTACTTCCAGATCTCCAACGTGACTGGCACCGGCTTTCAGATCAGCTTCTATAACTCCGGCGGCAGTGCCGTCACCCGTAACTTCACATGGAGTGCTACCGGATATGGACGGCAAGGCTAAACTCGGTCTATTAGTGGGCGCTTGATTCGTGGCTCAGCACGATTACGTCATAGCCAACGGCACTGGTGCGGCTGTTAGATCCGACATCAACGGCGCCCTCGGTGCGATCGCCACGAACAACAGCGGCGCGACCGAGCCGGCAACCACCTACGCTTTCCAGCTCTGGGCAGATACAACCACCGGCCTGCTCAAGATCCGCAATGCCGCCAACTCCGCGTGGGTGACAGTTGGCACACTGGCTTCCGCCAACCTCGGCCTGCTGACCACCACCTCCGCAGCCAGCACCTATCTCGCCTTGGCGGGCGGCACCATCACCGGCGCCCTTGAGATCGGCTCGGCTGGTTCGCTGGTATTTGAGGGCAGCACCGCTGACGGCAACGAAACCACACTGGCGGTCACGGACCCAACCACAGACCGCACGATCACGCTGCCAGATGCCACTGGTACGGTGCCGCTGCTCGGCTTGGCGCAGAGCTTCAGTGCAGCACAACGCGGCACCATCTCAACGCTGACTTCAGCCAGCACGGTGACGCCGGACTTTGCACTGGCCAACAACTTCAGCATCACGCTGGGTCATACGGTCACCTTGGCTAACCCGACGAACCTGACGGCCGGTCAGAGCGGCGCGATCTTCATCACGCAAGACGCCAGCACTGCCCGCACCGTGAGCTTCGGCAGCTACTGGGACTTCAGCGGCGGCACCGCGCCCACCGTCACCAGCACGCTGTCAGCCGTGGATTGCTTGGTGTACACGGTCCGCAGCACGACTAGCATCCACGCACAACTGCTGACCAACCTGAGCTGATTTATGGGAGTTCCCGGAAGCGCCAACCTCCTGTTGCTTGGTGGCGAGCAAGGTTACAAGATCGAACGCAGCCTGCGGTTCAACTCGGCGGATTCGGCGTACCTCAACAGGACTCCGGCTGGATCTGGTACAGGAGCGGGAAGAACTTGGACATGGAGCGGATGGGTAAAACGTGGCAAAAGCACGCCTTCAGACCTGCAACTACTATTGTCGGCTTCATCAAGTAGAAGCGGCTTTGGATTTTTCACTTTTTCTGGCGGCGGTACGGGTTCTGATAGTTTTTCCATTTATCATGGCGCGTCTTTTGCAACACGAGTAGAAACCACTCAGGTATTTAGAGACTTTTCATCGTGGTATCACATTGTCGTTTCTGTTAACACAACACAAGCAACCGCCGCTAACAGAATACGGATCTACGTAAATGGCAGTGAAGTTACACAATTTTCAACTGCTTCTTATCCCGCTCAGAATTATCAATTTGGCATTTGTGAAGCAACTGCCCATGCAATAGGCCGTGATGCGTCTGCCGCTGCTTATTACTTTGACGGCTACCTAACTGAGAGTTACCTGATCGACGGCCAAGCCCTGACCCCCAGCAGCTTTGGCGAAACCGACACCATCACCGGCGTCTGGAAGCCGAAGAAGTATGCCGGCACCTACGGCACCAACGGCTTCTACCTCAACTTCTCGGACAACTCCGGCACCACCAGCACGACGCTGGGCAAGGACAGCAGCGGCAACAGCAACAACTGGACGCCCAACAACTTCAGCGTGACCGCTGGTGCAGGCAACGACAGCCTGATCGACACCCCAACGCCCTACGCCGATGGCGGCAATGGCAGGGGGAATTACTGCACGCTCAATCCGCTAGACAATGGCGGGCTGGCGCTTGCTAATGGAAATCTTGAAGGAACCTACACCGCTGCCGCTTGGCGCACAGCACGAGCGACTTTCGCAATCACTTCTGGTAAATGGTACTGGGAAATCAGTTCTCCCAACGCAACGACTAGCACATCGCCGTACCAGGCGATCATAGCCGGGATTGCAAAATCCGCAGCAACACTTACGAGTTATGTTGGATCGGATGCTTCCGGGTGGTCATATTTCAATGTAGATGGTACAAAATACACGAATGGATCCAGCGCTGCCTACGGTTCTACTTGGACATCTGCAAATACTATTGGCATTGCATTTGATGCCGACAACGGAACGCTTACGTTTTACCGAGACAACACAAGCCAAGGGACAGCCTTTACTGGGCTTACATCG